ATCACTCACAAATTCAATTGTGGGTACGACGAAAGCGGGCGCCGTGGTAAGCGCTTTCAGGTAGTCCGTGTTGAGCGTATAGCCGTTGTTCAGCACCGTCTCCGGCCGTTTGCTCAGCCACAGGCCAACATTATCAAGTAAAAAATCAGGCATCTAGTTCCCCTCTATAATTGCTCGACTGTTAAACGCCCTATCGCGTGATGTAGCAATTCCCCACCGAACATATCCAAATCAATCCGAAACTCAGGCTCTTCCGTCACCCGCTGCAATTCAGCCGGCAGCGTTGAAGCGACAACGAACGCTTGAGAGATCGCGTCCAGTTCAGCATTGAACGTGATGTCACTGCTCGTCGTGTTCGTGCTGGCCTCGTCGTATCGGTAAAAAGCCCAAATGTCGTAAATGAATGTTCGCGTTACACACTGCGGGTTCTTTCTCACCGCGTCCGTCTGCGTTCGAGTGATGATGTAGCCGTGGACCTTATCGACATCTACCCCGCTCGGCGGCCTCAGCACCCCTGGCCATTCGTTCGGATCGTGCCCAAGCACCCAAAACGCAAACACCACCGCATTCGGCGCGTTCGTTGTGATCACCGTTTTAATCGCCGCGCGTATTTGGGCTTCCGTGTAGGTCGGCATCTATTCCCTGCCCCTTGCCAGAATCCCGCCCTTACCGAATCGGGTAATCACACCCTCAATCGCGGGCCGCACGAACGGACGAGCGGCAACCTTTGACGATCCGAACTCCAACGCCTCGGCATAATCCGCCGCGATGACGATCTCAGCCTGCGTGTCGGACTTGATCGTTGTCTGAATGGAGTTGATCAGAAATCCAGTGTCGACAGCGGGCGATTCGCCTGGAGCCGATGCCCTATGGATCACTCCACGGCGCCTGTACTTCCTGCCCGTCTTCGGCCCCGTCATGCTCAGCTTCATTGCCGCTTCGATAGCCAGAGCGACCTCTCGAACAGTGGGGCGGGTTCCCTTGGCGATGGTTCGCTTCAGCTCGCCCTGATCGACTTTCACTGTGAATGTGATCACCCTGTCGCCCCCTTCTGTGGTGAGAGCCGCAAGACGTAGCCCGCGCCAAGTTGCTGCATCGGTAGAAGGTCTGAGATTTTGTAGCGCGTCGTTATGCCTCTGACGTTGATAGCCACAGCGCCGCCGATGTTCAATTGCGCTCGAGTGATCGCGGCGTCTACGCTGAGCCACATCTTGACGCCTGATCCGTCAATCTCTTGTCCTGCGCGCTGCTCGCGAACGAAGAAGAAGCCACTCGTAATGGTCGCGATCTCAGTCTCGCCCGCGGTTGGCGTCACCTTGTAAAACACAACCTGAATGTTGCGCCCGTATGTCTTGCGGGTGAGCGTGTTCAGTCGTGTTTTGGTGAGAAGTTCGGTCAGAATCGCCCCTCAACTGAAACCGAATGATTGGTCTGCATTCGCGCTTCAGATAGCTTCCGAATCGCCACCGTCTTGCCAGGTCCTTCGGGTGTGACAGCGTTCACCACCCGCGCGCATTCCAAAAAGGCGGCGTTGATTTGCTCGTACACCAACCGCTGCGCTTCAGTCGGCGGGTGATAAGTAAAAATGTCTTTGAGTTGCTCTTCTGTCATAAATCTAAGCTCGTACAAGAACGCTGCCGCCGATCAATCCGCCAAGGAGTTGGCCAACGGCTGACGGCAATCCGCCCGCTGGCTTCTGAGATTGAAACTTCATATTGACGCCATCAGCGGTGAATGAATCGAGCGCATCGTCTCCGCTCTCATCGAATCCATCGAGTAAAGCGAGCGCCAATTCACATTGAGCGTCTTTCACTCGCTGCGGTATCTCGGTTGAGAGGTAGACATCGCCGTATGGCCAGTTGTAGCCATATCCCCACCCGTAACCGCTGCCGATCCCGTCAACCTTTTGCACGTACATCCGAGGCCAGGCCAGGCGCTGGGTCGTTGTCACCCTTGATCCTAGCCAATTCTCGGATTGAAGCCTCGTCGCAGCCATCAGCAGGGATCTCGTCTTGTTATCCGACGTCGCCCCCGTCCAAGCCTCGGTATTGAGGCGCGCATCGAAGTAGGCATCTGCGGCGGCAACATCAATGTATGAGTTCGCCGCCGCTCCGCCGATGGTTGTGTCGAGTGTGGGGAGTGGCATTTACACACCTGCGATTGCCGCCATTGAGCGCTTGAATCCGGCGTCACAAGATGCGCCCAGGTCGCGCATGGATTGAATCGCCGAATAGGTTGAGCCAACTTCGGCGATGGTCGCGTGAAGTTCGGCGTTCAGCGCGGCAATCTCTTCCTCATGCTTTCGGCGCATTGCCACAAGCGCTACTTTCAGTTCGTCGCGCTTTTGCTCGGCGGCCCGCAGTCGCTTCAGATTGCCCGAATCCTCAATGCTGAAAATCGCCTGGCGCGCCGTCATTTCCGCAGTGGATGCGGCTATGAACAGGCGAGGCAGTTCAGACTTACGCGCCACGAGGGTATCGAGCGATTCCAAATCGCCGCTATTGATCGCCGTGCGGATCTGCTCATCGATGAGCCCCAGCTCCGATTCGAGCGAGCGCCGCTCCTGCCGTAACTTGACGAATTGCTCATCGGCTGAATTCGTGGATGATTTGACGGGCGCCCCTTCTTCGACGCCCGCGTGATCGTTCTTTTTAGCCGGCATAATCTTCTATGCTCATATTGAATGTTGATACGAAAGGGATTCGCTAAGTCGCTTATTTCAGAGCGCTTATCACCCCAAAAGTACGGCAGTATGCTCCTGTTTTATTCCCTTGACGCCCCAGCTCATTGAGACCTCCAGGAACTGAGCGTGGTAACCCTGATAGATAGCGAACTCGAAAGGCATCCCCGTAAGAGGATCGACGATGGTCATGCGTTCGAGCGCCATGTCGCGTCCACCGGGGAGGTATGGCGCACGGGCCATAAGGATGATGGCTGAGCGATGGAAAGCGAGATTGAGCGCCGCCACGTTCCCGATGGTCATAGCGGTCGCGGATGCCGGGATCGCTACGCGCAGGCCGGGTTTGGCGAGCGTGATTGCGCCAGGAGCCGCCGTGCCAACCTCGACCACGTAGATGTTTGAGTCACCGGCGAATGTGACGCGATCACCGGCCAGAACAGTTCCTGAACCCGTGATCAGAGTAATCACAGTCGCGCCGACCGCGTAGCCAGCGGTGTTTGAGGTGTAGGCCGTGCCTGTGCCTTTGGCGGGGCTTGCGATTCCCGCCGATTCACGTGTGTTGAGGCCGTGCAGGTCGTATAGCGTGCCCTGACGCAGAGTTCCGGCGAGCCCCGCCTCATTCACCCTCGTAAGGCTCGGCAATGAACGCAAGTTCACGCCCGCGCTGGTATTGATAACAAGCTGACGATCGAACAACGGCGCGCCGTTATCGTCGAGAATCTTCCGCACGTTAGCGGAATCGGCAATGCCAGGAGTCGCGCCGAATGGCGCCGTGCCCGCAGTGCCATATGCGCGTGAAGCGAAAAGGGCGCCCGCAACGCCCAGGTCTACCTCGATTTCGTTGGTCAGGGTCCTAAGCGCCTGCGCAACCTGATCCGGGGTCACACTCTCTATACCTGGTCCTGCGCCGCTTAGACTTTGTTGCTCCTCACCTGACCAAGGAACCTGAACGGCCCTGGATTTTGTGACGGACATTTCGACGAATGGGATCTGGACGCTGTTCGGCGTCGGCGGAGTCATCGCAGGAGTGATATCGACTGCAGTCAGCCTCGGCGTAATTCGCACGCGCAGCGGCTGATTGAGCGCTACGCGGCTTGTTTCGGCGTTAATAGTTACGGACGGGATCATGCCGACAAGCTCGCGGCTCACGACATCCATCCCGGCATACAGAGTAGGGATTAACCCGGTAAGGGTGTTGGCTAAAGCCATGTTGTCTCCTCAAAAAGTCCCCACTCTGCGACAGAGAGGGATTAATCAATTATGCGATGGCCTTCCCTGATCACTTTCCAGCGTTCCTCGTGCGGCAGCGCCTCGAATGACTCGCGTGAGTAGGTGCGCGCCCCGGTTGCCTTGTTGCCGTTCTGCGCGCCGCTGCCTGCCGCCTTGGAAGCTTCGAAAGCCCAGGGCTCTTCCTCGCGTAAATAAACCTCAAAAGCCCGCTCGGGCTTAATCGTTGTCGGGTAGCCGTTCCGGTCCTTGAAGACGAGCTTGCTGTCTTCCATATCGAAGCGCTCGCCTGTGCGGAGCAGCGTCATAAAGGCGTTGATCCGATCGGGCATGACGCCGTGCTTGAGCGCCATATCCTTCACCGGCCCCCAGATCGAGTGCTCACGGACCTGGCTTTTCAGCCCCGCAATCTCTTTGTCTCTTTCCTGAATTTGCTTCTCAATGTCCCCGAGTCCGCTCTTGGCTTTCTCTTCAAGCGTTCGGGTTGAGTCTGCGAGCTTCTTTTTCTCGTTCAGAAGCTCTTGGTTTTTCCTGAGTAGAGGCTCAGCCTTTATCTCGTGGTAGCGGTCCACATCGAGGATGAATTTCCCTTCCTTCTCGACGTAAGCCCTGCGAATGCCTTCCTCAACGCTGTTGATGTCGGCAACTTCAAATTCAACTGGCATAACGTGTCTCCTTAGCTCAGCTTCGGATTGACCGGCTCAGCCGGGTTGGTGGTGATTATTCATAGCGTCAGGATTTATTTTTCGACGCTATGCGCTCGGTGTAATTTCGCGGAATTTGACTATCGCGCCCGTGGTCTGACTCGCAGCCGGCGCGGTGTTCAGCTTGAATCCAAATATCTCGCCCGCCTCCACACGCAGGGGCCCCGCCTCAAGCGCGTCGCTGAATGAATATGTTCCCTCGGCCACGTTCCAGATGTGTTCATAAATGATGTCCGTGTCGGTCCCCTCGGCGGATGCGTTCACCCCTGTGGCTGCAGTCCCGCCTATTGCGGCGGCTGCCGGATCGCCTGTGTCCCATTTCAGAGGCGTGGCCAGCGTCACGGTAGCGGCGGCGCTTTTGCGTAGGAGTTGAAGCGCCTGCAGCTCAATGGTGGTCTTGGTGATCTGGAAGATTTTTACTTCCAAGATGTCTATGGCTTTTTCCCCGGCTTTGATCTGAATCAAGGTTTTCGCGGTCGTGATCGCGGTCGGGGCCATTCTTACGGTATAGATAAAACTTGATGGCATAATTGCTCCTATTCCTCAGCGGGTCCGCCGCGGTCAAAATTGCGGGCGAGCGCGGTCTGGGTCTCGATTTCGCGCTCTTGTTTCGCCTGCGCTTCCTTCTCAAGCGCGTCTTTCTCGACCTTCGGATCGAAGTCGTCAGGCAGTTTTCCGCCCGCCTCGAATACCTTCCACATTGTTTCGACGGTGAATTGACCGACAGCCACGGCATTCGACCAGGCGCTCATCTCTTCGGGCGTGATCTCCTGCGCATCCAGCGCGGCCCCTACTTCGATATTTCCGCCCGTGGTAGCGGTCGGGGTTCGATATTGGACGTGGAAG